CATAAAAGCAGTCCAGTACCAACCGCTCATCACGCCATTCTTAATTTCTAACTTCCGTACTAAATTATTTCTTTTGATCACTAAAGTTCCACCATCCAAACTATATCTTAATAACTCCAATGCAGCGACCAATTCCTGTCCATGTGTACCTGCTGCATATAATTTAGCCTTTTCGATCAAAACATCCAATACTATCAGTACTTGCTTCAAAGTCTGATTTTGATCAAAACCAGACTGATCCAAAGGCATACGCCAACCATGTATTATTGTCATCCTTTCCCAAAATCTAACTCTCTGTTCGGTTGACATCCATAAAGTAGATCTAGCGTCCTCAAAAAAGTAAGATGACAACCAATTATCACTTATATACTTCATCTTCAAGTATGTAGCCATATCAGAACCAACTACACCTCTTGATTTTGTGGCTTCTCTCTTAATAAACATTGAAGCCATTTGTTTTCTCTTCCTCCAAAATAAATGTTTTAAAGAAGCCAGACTATTATTCCATGCAAAATTCCATTTTGTTTTATTATATTGTTTGTCAGTAATTCCTTCATCACTAAAACTGGCACCAGTACCACCCCACTTCGTCCTATCGCTAAGCCAATCTGATACACTGTTCTCAACATTCTTTGCGGAGTTAATGTTGTTAAAAACCGTGTTCACGGATTTTTTAAATATTTCATAGAACATATCCTCTGAACCGTCAAACTCATGTGTTTTAGGCGATACCCAATTAATTCCCGATTCTACTAAAGCATCAAATTCGAGATCTGGTCTATAATCCTGTAATCTAGTTATATGTACAAGTAGTCTCCAGTCAATATCCATGACTTCACCACATAGAAATGCTTTATCACTTAGTTTTTTGGCTAAATCCATATCAAAAAACACGTATTCTAGTCCCCACTTAGTAACAAATTCTGATTTACCAATGTGAGATAAAATCTTAAGGTAAAGTCCGGCAGCTAAAGACACATCTGCGTTTCCATAATCAGTAAGTTCATAATCAAATCTAAATCTTCTCCTACGTCTAGATTCCTCACTTAACTGTTCGTCAAAGTAAGATGAAGGTTTTCTTTTATTTATATCATTTCTTCTTTTTAATTTTTCTATTTGTGTTTTATAGTATTTTACAAAAATTATACAAATATTTACATAATCAAATTTTTCCCACACATCACTCGTCAACTCAAACGTTTGCGACGTTGAGGTTGACAGATGGTTCGTTAACTGAGCTAACATTAGTAGTAGTAGAAGCGTTTAATTTATCTGCCTCTTTCTTATCTCTTTCAGCATTACGTTGTGCTAGTGTGGTTGTAGCAACAGATTCGAAAAGTGAAGGAGTATCTAATAAATGTTGATTGTCTGGAGGTGATAAAATCGGGAAGTGTGAGAAAGTTAATGGTGGATTGACATTGAATCTCCATGGTGTAACTGATTGTGAAAAGGAGTTATAATTGGCACTTGTTAATTGTAGTAATTTCGGT